TAGCGATCAGCCTGTACAAACTGATAAATCATCAGAGAAGCAAAAAACAGAACAAGAATCAAAAGAAGAAAGTTCATCAAAAGAGGTTAAGGAAGACGATTTAGAAAAAGATAAAGAAGGTAAGCAACAGCAAGACCCAGAACAAAAAACTGAAGATAAGAAAGAATCTCAAGAAAAAGAATCATTATCTGAGACTAGCACGGAAACAGATAATGTCAAGGAATTACCAATAATAGAAACACCTATTGATTTAAATGATTTATCAATAAGACAAGTATCTCCAACATCATGATTAGCTATATATTAGAAAATTATAAAGATAACCTTATGGGTATGTTATTTGCTTATATTGGTATAATTTCAATTGTAGCAATGTTTTTGCCTAAGAATAATTTTATCGTTAAAATATTCAATGAATTTAAATTAATAATAACATCTTTATTTAAAAAATGAGCCACGAATTAGAATACCCCTTGTTTCCTATAATTGAACCAGAATATCCTTTGTTTCCTATAGAGCAACCTATTAATATAGAAGAACCTATATCTATAACTATATCGGATACACCGTTTTTTTATATTCCAGATATGCCGCAGTTCTTAAGAGAAGATTTTAAAGGACTAGAGTTCGAGGGAGTTCAATACAGTTGGAAAGAATTTGATTACAGACTTTCAGTAGATTATAACAGCGTACCAGAACCAGCATTTGTTGGTTTATTTATGGGACTTTGTTTACTAACATTAACACTAATCAATAGGAGAAAATAATTATGGCACACGCAGGAAAAGGAAGTTGTGGAGAAAAAAAAGGTGGTAAAAAGCCAAAGCGTACAGCAATGCGAGGTAAGATGAAATACTAATGTCTAGATTAATGTCAGTCGTAGTATTTGGTAAACCCAAGGGAGCTTGTTGCCCTGCTTGTGCTGCTGAAGCTGAAGCAAAAGCAAATAGGCGTAAACAACCTAATTACAATAGGAGGAAAGTATAATGCCTCCTGGTAAATATAGTGCAAAACAAAAAAAATTAGCTAGGTTAGCAATACCTAGAAACAAAATAACAGCAAAGGATTTGGAGGTCCTAAGAGGTGGAAAGAAAAATATTAAGCGTAGCTAGAAAATTAGAAAAAGCTAGTAAGGCACACGCTGGACAAGCTAAATTATTAAAATCATTAGTTAAAAATGGCACAAAAAAGAAAAAGTAACAAAATCTGCCCTGCAGGTATAGCTTGGGCTAGAAGAACTTTTGATAAGTATCCATCAGCGTATGCTAACATGGCTGCTTCAAAGTATTGTAAAGACCCTAATTATGCAAAGGGTGCAAAAGGTAAACGCAAAAAGAAAAGATAATTTATTATGGCATATTTACAAAAAAGCAAAGTTCAACAAATACAAGACGCATTAAAAAGTAATGCTAAATCAACTAAAAAAGCAGATACAATGCTAAGAGAAAAAAGCGTAGATGCTGAGTTTCAAAGATTTTTAATTGAAGATAAAAAAAGACTTAGTCAGGAGAGAAAAAATCTGATGAAGATGCTTGAAAAAACTAAAAGACAAACCAAATAATGGGCGAACTAGCAAAATGGAGAAAACAAAATTGGGTAAGGATTGGTACAGATGGATCAATTAAAGGGCCTTGTGGCACATCTAAAAACAAGAAGAATCCGGACAGATGCCTTCCATTGGCTAAAGCTAGAAGTTTATCCAAGGCTGAAAGAGCAGCAACTGCTAAAAAGAAAAAAAGAGCAGGAGCAAAAGGAAAACAATTCGTAAGTAATACACCTAGAGCAAAAGTAAGAAGTAAAAAGTAATGTCAAAGAAAAGTCCTAAGCAGTCAATGAAATGTGGAGAGGTTCGCAGGAGTACTCGTGCAGGTAAAAAAATTATGAAACTCTACTGCATTAACGGCAAGAGAAAGCTCGTCCATGCAGGTGCTAAAGGATATGGGCACAATTACTCTCCTGCAGCTAGAAAGTCATTCAGAGCTAGGCACAAGTGCGATACTGCAAAGCCTGGAACTGCAAAGCATTTAGCCTGTACAAAGCTATGGGCAGGTAAAGGTGGTAGCACAAAATCATCTCCTAAAAGTCGTAAAGGTAAATACTAGTGGCAAGATATGATACATATACTCGGTATGATGACAGAATAGCCGAAGATTTAGATATTGGATTCATAGGATTCAATAATCGTCTTCGTCCTGATCAATTAACAAGAGGTATATTGTCAGATAGTAAAAATGGAAGAATGACCCAAAATGGTGAGTGGCAAACTCGCAAAGGCGTTGATAATATAAAAGCTCCACTTACTACTAATGAAACTGCATTTCAAGTGCCATTTTTTTTAATTAATGATGCTACAGGTTATACAAGTAATTCACTAGCAATAACTAGTCAAAAATTACATATTACAGTAAATCAAGATTTAACATCTAATTTAGCAGTAAATATGACAGGTATTGTATTTATTGATACTGATAATCTTACAGGAATTACATTAGCAAAAACTAATCATAAAGTTACAATTACTGCTATTGATTCTGTTTCAGCTACATTTAGGGTAGATGAAATTACATATACAAGTGGAACACCTGGAGGTACTGTAGATTTAGATAGTTCAACCTTAAATGATACATTAGTAAATGAAATATATGGCTCTTGTATTTTTTCTGACCCTAACTCCGAAACTGATAGCTACATTATACTTGCGGCTAATTCACAAGCTATAGCAATTAAAATATCTGATACAAGTACGCAATATACTATGGCTTATCCTGCAACTGAAACAATTTCAGAGCCTGTAGATATGATACAGGCATTTAATAAATTGATTATATTTCGCAAAGGAGATACACCTTTTGAAAAAGACTTATCTGCTACAAATATAAATACAAATCCACAATTAGATAAAGTACAAAGTGGAGAGTACTCTCAACCGGTGCAAATTGTTTGTGCTTCTGGAGAATATGCACAAATAGAAAACAGAGGTATTGTTCATCAAAGCGATGGTGTATCCGTTGGAGATACTATTTCAGTAATAGGAAATAGAACTATTGCTTCTGATCAAGATTCAGGATTAAAAGTAGGAGAAACTTTTGTAGTAGCAAAAGTATTTATAGGAGGTTCTACAACAAGTATTACAAATGCTACAAAATCTTCTACAGCAATATCAGGTGGTGAATACGATGGATTTTATAAAGTAACATTAACAGCAGCAGGGCATACAAAAAATGTAGGAGACCCAATTGATATTACAGGATTCGGAGATACAAAAATAGATGGTTCTAGATTTGTTGCAGAGGTTGATGGAAATAATGTTATTGTTTATGTTCCTCAAAATCCTTCACTTACACTTAGTGGAAATGAAACATTAGCACTTGCACATGGCTTTGAATTTTATATTGATTCAGCTAAAACTGATCTTCATATTACAGATGGAGCAAGTTTAAGTGCTACACCTGTATTTACAAGAAAGGTATCTGAAGGATTGGGATTTACTCATATGCCTGCCCCTGAATATGGTATATACCATCAAAAAAGATTAGCTGTTCCTTATAGATATAGCGTAAGCGATACAGCAGATACCTACGCTGATAGAAAAATATTTGATGAAATATTAATATCTGATATTTTGGATACAGATACATACGATCAAGTATATGGTCAGTTCAGATTTAATGCTGGTAAATCAGATTTTAATGTAGGTATGCACTCATTCTCAGATGATAAATTAATAGTATTTAATAGAAATAGTATTCATTTAGTATCTGCTAGTAAAAATTTGGGTACTGCTGTAGTTCAACTTTTAACAGATGAAGTTGGATTAGTTGCAAGAAAATCAGTTATACAGGTAGGTAATCAAGTTTTATTTTTATCAGATAATGGTGTATACGGAGCAAACTTTATAGATTTGTATAATCTTAGAGGTAATGAGTTACCACTATCTGAAAGTATTCAGAAAACAATTAATGATATAAATAAAGACGCTGCAGATAAATCAGTAGCAGTATACTTTGATAATAAATATTATCTTGCAGTACCACTAAATAAAAGAGATTCAGATGGAAATTTAATTACTGCTACTGCAAATAACGCTTTGCTTATTTATAATTTTTTAAATAAAAGTTGGGAATCTATAGATAACATAAATAATATATTATTAGATAATGTAACTACTATAACTAATTTTGAATTTACAAATTTGCTTGTAGCAGGAAAAGGCTCTAATAGAGGTGTTTATGTAGTAAATACAGATGGTGGGATACATAAATTAGAAGTATTTGAAGATGGTATAGACAGAGTTATTACAGATATTGGAGAAACATCCAAAAGTGAAACAAGAGTTCAAGGCTCTGCAACTAGCCGAATGTTTACCTTAAAGTCTATAGATCGTAAAAAATTTAATAATTTTGAGTTACATTTGCAGTCAGGTTTAGATAATTCATCTAATGTATCTATATCGGCTACTACAGAAAATATTGATTCTGAGCCTGCTTTAGATTTAAAAACTGCAGAATTTTATTTAGGTGAAAAAATAAAACCTGATGAAGATGTATCCATTAGAGGTCGTATAGGAAACAAACGAGCATACGGATTACAAATGACTTTAGAAAGCACTTTAGGTAGACCTAGATTTAGATCACTTAAAATTGCAGGAGCACAAACAAATAACTCGACAAGCTCTGTACAATAGTATAAATAAATAATGTATTAATATGGCTATATTAAGTAAAGGACAAACATTTGGCTCAACTGAGCAGATTACATCCGGAAAACTGCACGCTTTGGTAGATAGTGCTACATTCGTAACAGGAGGTAGTGGTACTTGTGAAACAGGTGGTGGTCTTGAGGTTACATCTAATGGTAGGCTTGGTATTCAAGATGGTGAAGTAGACCTAGTTAAATTATCTACTAATAATGCTTTGAACTCTGGATTGTACGGAGTGCTAGATAAAGTGTACCCTGTTGGTTCTATTTATGTATCAACTGTATCTACAAATCCTGATTCATTGTTTTTTGGTGGTACATCACTAACAACTTGGGTTGCATACGCAACAGGTAGAACTTTAATTGGTGTAGGATCAGGTACAGATAATCAACCATCTCCACAGACTACAACTTTTGGTGCTGGAGATACCGAAGGTGAATACAGACATACACTTACTATTAATGAAATTCCACAGCACAATCACCTCAATACTGCTAGTCCG